GCGCTAATCAATCTGATGATTGACCTCAGCACTGTAGAGACTGAGTTCCTCAAAGAGCTCGATGAGGAGACGCTGAACAGCATGCTGAAGAGCCAACAGTCGAAGCGCTCCCGCAGCAAGAACAAAACTATGACACTTGACAACTACAGAAACCTCATGTCTGGCGCCGTGTCTGAGCTGTTAATCCGTCAGGTCATGGGCAAAGCGAAATCTTCAATGGGTTACCGCAGAGCGTCGGGCTCAGTTGAATACACAGCCGAAGAGCTTGAGATGTTCAAGAATGACCAGGAGGCGTTGAAGCGTGAAATCCGCAACGTGCAGTCGAAGAAGTCCATCATGAAGTCAAAAGCTGACTTCACTGAAGAAGACGAGAGATGGGGCCAGCTCATCGCAGCTGAGGAAACTCTGAAGAGCATGCGTGTCGGAGGCGGCGTTAAGACAGTGTTTGTGGTTGTAGATAAGACTGGTGAGCAGTTGAAAGCTGAACTTGGCGACAAGGATATTGACAGCATCAAGGCAGCTGATGCCAAAGCACTGTTGAAGAAATTGCTTGAAGCTGCTAGCGGCAAGGTTGAAGCTGAAGAACCAACCGCCGAATAACTACAATGATAATCTCTCGCATAATGACCCGCTGGACTTGTCACCCAGCGGGTCATATCTTTAGCTCGCGGTGCAGCCGCGGCCAGGCAGCGACACATATAGGCTTCCTTTTATGCGGAGCGAGGCGGCGAGGACTATACACAGACACTCGACCTTTTATGCAGCTAGATATGGCACCATCGGACAGGGGCTGAGGAAATGCAGCAACGCTTCCTCACGGTCTCGCCGCGGTCATTTTTTGCTTTTATGCGGCCGCGACCGGGCTTATACATGCCTCGCTGCTTTTATGCGGTACGGCGCGGACTGGTCGCGGCCGTTGCTTTTATGCGATGCGATACGGCGCGGACTGGCTGCGGCTGCAGCCGCTACAGTGGCAATAAAAAATTGCAGGCCAGATGTTTACCCGCCGCGGTTTTTAACGCCGGATTCTCTAGCCTGCTATTTTAAATTTAGGGCCGGTTCCGGCCGGCCCTATTTATTTTAGATTAATTTTTTCAATAATTCTAAAATCTGCTTTTGTGATAATTCGCCGCTTTCTTCAATCGTATCGATTATAGTCTGAATTTCAGTTTTTCTGACGTTGTTTTCATCAACCGGTTTAATCATTTCGCGTCTTGCAATCAACATGGCCTCAATTGTGCATGCATTTCTAAACTCATCGTTGTCGCCTTCTACGTCGGTTAACCAACGGCTTAATGTTTTTTTCGATTGAATTGAACGAATTGCTTTAATCGTTTCGTCATAGTCAAGTTGGTCAACGTCGGCTTGTTCGTATTGCGTTACGGGCTTTTCTTTAGGGTCAAGAAGTTGGCGGGCTTCTTTTAAGATTTGTTCTTGCTTGATAACCTCGGTCATTTCGGTCTCATAGGTCGCCCTGCCCTTTTGCTTTTTAAGACGGCACTTGATTGATTGAACCCTTTTAAGTTCTCTTGCGATGTTCTCCACTGTGCCTAGCTCCGCTGCTACCTTTTCTACTTCTTTCAGATTTGTTTTTGTCATGATAATCTCTCGCTTTCTTATTAGATTTGAGTAGTGGTTCATTACTCACTCTCTAATAATATTATATCGCGTTTCTGTCCATTTGTAAATAGCTTTTTGAAAAGTTTCTCAAATAATTTTGAACAGATTTTCGACTAATATTCTGTGCAGATTGTCAGAACATTTGTTCTGTGCAAGTAGCCTAAAATTGTGACCGATTTCTGTGCATTTCGGCAGCGCCTGGCGCGGTGGCGCTTGTTCTAAGTATAGAATAGAAAATAATAGCCTAAATATAGAACAGCCTAGCTGCTTAGCTGAGGCATCTATTCCGGCAGAAAATATTGAGATTCTATACATACTTCTTACTGTATGTCAGTGCCGCGGCCTTAAATGAGCCAATATACGACGCGCACCCTGGCCCAGCGCTTCTATTTAAGAAGATTTGTAGTTACCAAGCCCTTTGTTAATTATACATGTAATTATATGAGTAATTTACGTGCTACGCGTCCATATTCAAATATAACAAGTACGTGGGTAATTATATGGGGATTTATAAGCCTTTAATATTACGAACGTGTAACGAGTTTTATAATTACGCGGACTCCTCGCGGCATCTATAATGTCAGAATAATACTTGTAGCTATTGCGGGTAACCAAGGCGCGTATAATAATAATGAGGGTATCAGAGGCACTCTGATACGCAATAAATTGTTGGAGGTGATTATATGCCGGATGAGCTGGTACCAGTTAATGATGCTACACCTGAAGTGCTAATAACGTGCAAGCGCTGCGGCATGGAGAAGATAGCGTCAAGTCGAGATAAGCACCTCTGCGTAGAATGTGCGAATGCTGAGAATACTCGAATCACTTACTACAGACAACATCAGGAAGACTGGGTCGCGGCGGCTAAGGAGCAAGGCATAGACTTGTGGTTACAGCAGCCGGGTGAGACACAGTGGGAGTATACTGTCTGGGTTAAGTATAGGGATAGCTATCCTGGGAAGAAGCCGTCTTATGGTTCCGTCGCCGAGGAGCTTGGGACTACCTACAACGTGGTCAAGAAGATAGCGCAGCGTTGGAGCTTCCCGATGAGGATGCAGGCCTGGATGATTGAGTGCGACCGCATTACGATGCTGCAGCGCAGAGACGAGATTTTGACCATGAACAAGGAGCATGTAGACATGGCTACTACGCTCCGCGACAAATTAAAGAAGGCAATTGAAACTATTGACCCAGTGGCTCTGAAACCAGGTGAGATTGCTAGCTTAGCTAAGTTAGCAACTGAGATGGAGCGTAAGGCTCGTATCGACACTATCGCCCAAGAGGAAGCCAGACAACCGCTGCTTGTAGATACAGGCAACCCAGAGCTCAAGAAGAATGAGACTAAGAAGGATGACCTCAAGGAAGTTATGGACATCTTGCTTAAGGCTGGTGCGCTTGGCGACATTACTCACATTGGAGTGCGCCGCACGGAAACTACAGAAGTTGCGCTTGTAGATAAGGATGGTCAGAGCTCTTCAATTGTGATGGAGGATGATGACTAGTCGTGAGGAATAAGAAGATGTATGGTGAGTATACGTCTGAGGACTTTAGCAATGGCACGAGGCGCTGTGTCTTTTGCGGACAGATTAAGCCGTTAACTGACTTTCCAAAGAATGGAAAGGATAAATATGGTAAGACTGTTTACAGGCAGGATTGTAAGACCTGCTATAACATCAGACGGAACGAGAATAGGAATAAGAAGAAGCACTCCGACTTTATCGGAGGTCAGAAGCGCCGCGGTGAGGAGAACCCAAACTTCTCCCATCAAGATTGGAAGAACTGTTTGATTTATTTTGGCGGCAAGTGTGCGTACTGTGGTTGCACGCCGCGCAAGAATCAACGGTTAACTAAGGACCACCTTCTGCCCATTAGTCAGGGCGGTGAAACTATACCGGAGAATATTGTGCCTGCATGTTTTTCATGCAACAGTTCTAAGGGAGCTGAGGACTTCAAAGATTGGTTCATGAAGCAGCCATTCTTCAGTCAGGATAGTCTCAACGCAATATTCAAGTGGCGCTCTATTATGAGGCAAGCGGGTGAGGAATAAAAGAGGAGGTGAAACATATGGTTGAACAGATTACTACTCTCATGGGTGCGATAGGTGCTATTGCATTTGTGGTGTCGGTTATTACGCAGGTTCTTAAAGGGGTTAAACCTCTGGATAAACTGCCTACTGACATCTTGGTCTTTATCCTTTCTATCGTACTTACTCTTGTAGCTTTCTTCGCTTATGCATTGTATGCAAGCTTGGCGATTCTGTGGTACTATGTAGTTGGTGCTGTTATCGCTGGGTTTATTGTTGCATTTGTTGCGATGTATGGCTGGACTAAGCTGAAGGAACTCTGGGATAGGTTCAAAACTGGTGAGTAAGGAGAAGCTCCTGCTCAAAAGGCAGGAGCTATTCTTTAGAAAGGAGGTACTGTCTATGATTGTTTATAGGCATTGTTGTGTCTGTAATGAAATTAAACTTAGCCCTAGTAATAATTCAACAACATGTATTGAATGCTTAGCTAGCGGTTATAAATGGTGTGCTACTTGTAAACAATCAAAGCCTACAGCAGAGTTTGAAGTTCGTAATGGAAAAGTCGGTAGTATCTGTAAAGAGTGCAAAAATGCTAAACAAAAATTCAGATACAAAACAGATGAGCAGTTTAGAGCTAAGATGAATAAGTCTGCGCAAGAGTATAGCAATAATAGGTATGCAACAGATGAACAATTTAGACAGTCAGAAATTGTTCGCAAACATAAAAGAAAAGCTGTAGGTACATTAACCCAGAAAGAATGGGCCGAAATACTTCAAGTATTTAATAACTCTTGTGCTTATTGTGGTGCGATAAATAATCTCACATTAGACCACATAGTGCCTATTAGTAAGGGAGGCATCTCAAGGCGTAACAATGTAGTTGTAGCTTGTTCATCATGTAATAGTAGCAAACAAGCAAAAGATATAACAGAATGGTATACTAAA